GATGAATCTGGAAGGCGAGGGCGTGCAGGACATCCGCGACTACTTCCGCAAGCAACTGGTTCAGATCGGCGCCGTCAAGCCTACCGAAGAGGAACAGAAGGCGATGCAGGCGGCGGCAGCGAGCCAGCAGCCCGATCCGCAGAGCCAATACCTCCAGGCTGCAGCCGAGGAAGCCGATTCCAAGGCCGCATTGAGCCGCGCGAAGACCGTGCAGACGATTGCCGATGCCAACCTCAAGACGGCACAGGCCAGGCACGTCGGCGCAATGGCGGCTCATGAGCATGCAGGGACGGCCATCGACATCGGAGACGCAGCAATCAGGCAGGCTGCGGGTTCACTCGGCATCACGCATCAATAGGCAACGACCGTATAGCGTTTGCCAATACATAGACGCGCCGAAGACATTAGCGCCCAAGGTCACCCCGAACCTATCGGGAGCGAAGGGCAAAGATGGCAGAAGCGGAACTGACGGCCGAGCGGGAAGAGCAGCAGGTTGAAACCATCGAGCAGCAGCCGGGCGAGACGCCACCTGCGGCAGAGGTACAGCCCGCCGAGGACGAGGTTGTAGTCACGATCGGCGATGAGACGCCGCCGAACGATGATGATGACCACGAAGGCAAGCCGGCGCCGCAGTGGGTCAAGGAGCTGCGCAAGTCCAATCGGGAGAAGGATCGCAAGCTGCGCGAGCAAGAGGCGGAAATCGCCAAGCTCAAGGGCGCTGCGAATCCTCAACCCGCAGCCGTTGTCGTTGGCGATGAGCCCACGCTCGAAGGCTGCGACTATGACGCCGAGAAGTTCAAGGCGGAATGGAAGGCCTGGACGGATCGCAAGGCACAGGCCGACGCACAAGAGCGTGAGAAGGCCGAGGCCCAGCGAAAGCAGCAGGAGACCCATCAGCAGCGCATGGCGGCCTATGCCGAATCGAAGGCGAAGCTGAAGGTCAGCGACTTCGAAGAGGCGGAAGCGACTGTCATCGAGACGCTGAGTCAGCTGCAGCAGAGCCTGATCCTGCATGGAGCCAAGAAGAACGCAGCGGTCTTGGTCTATGCGCTCGGGAAGAACCCGGCGAAAGCCAAGGAGCTGGCTGCGATCACGGATCCTGTGGATTTCGCGTGGGCAGCCGCGCAACTGGAGACGCAATTGAAGGTCACGCCTCGCAAGCCCGCTACGCAACCTGAGCGCGTCGTTCGTTCCTCGGTTGCTGGCGCAGCGGCGGTGGATGACCAGCTCGAAAAGCTCCGGCAGGAAGCCATGAAGACCGGCGACCTGTCGAAGCTGGTTCAGTACAAAAACCAGCAGCGCAACGCGCGCCGCTGAGAAGGATCGGCGCGCAAGCGCCTGGGATAGCCCACTGCACGGGCGGGGCAGCCATCCGGCCCTGATGGATGAGTCGATCAGCGCGGTTTCAACGCCGCAAGTGACAACTCATCTGTTCAGGAGCCAATCGTGGCAAACGGTTTTTCCAAGGAAGAAGTGGTTGCATTCGAGCAACTGCTCGAAGGTTTCCAAGACGCGCTCGTCTTGTCGAAGCTGGTGTCGATCTACAAGACCGACTCGGTGACGATGGAGCGCACCAACAACACCATCTGGCGTCCGCAGCCCTACATCGCGCAGTCCTTCTCGGGCACGGACATGACCAACAACTTCAAGGACAACACCCAGTTGTCCGTGCCGGCCAGCCTCGGCTACGCCAAGTGCGTGCCATGGACGCTCACCGCGACCGAACTGCGCGACATGCTGCAGGAACAGCGCATCACCGACTCGGCGCACCAGAAGCTGGCGTCGGACATCAACGTGGCAGTCAACAGCGTGGCCGCACTCCAGGGCACTCTGGTGGTCAAGCGCAGCGGTGCGTGCTCGGGCTATGACGACGTGGCGCAGTGCGAAGCGATCATGAACGAGCAGGGCATCCCGCCCTATGACCGTTACTTGGCGCTCTCGACCCGCGACTACAACGGTGCTGCGTCGAACCTGGCCGGCCGCCAGACGATGCAGGGCCTGCCGCAGACCGCCTATGAGCGTTCGCTGGTCAACAGCGATATCGCCTCATTCCAGGTCTATAAGATGGACTACACCCCGCGCCAAGCGGCTGCGGCCGGCAGTGGGATCACGCTGAACGCGGCGAACCAGTACTACACGCCGAAGTCCATGAGCGTGGCGACCACGGGTGAAGTCTCGCCGGTGGACAACCGCTACCAAACCATCACCGTCAACTCGACCACGAACGTGGCGCCCGGCGACTGCTTCACGCTGGCTGGCATCGACTCGGTGCACCACATCACCAAGCAGGACACCGGCCAGTCCAAGACCTTCCGTGTCATCGCGGTGGTGGACTCCACCCACCTGCAGATCAGCCCGCCGATCATCAACGCCGCGGGCGGCACCGATGCCGAGAAGCAGTATCAGAACTGCACCGGCACGCTGGCTTCGAACGCCGCGCTGACCTGGCTGAACACCACGGCCGGCTATGCCAACCCGTTCTGGCAGCGCGATGCGATCGAACTGCTGCCGGGCCGCTATGCGGTGCCGGAAGACGCGGGTACGGCGGTGCTGCGCTCGTCCACCGACCAGGGCATCGAGGTGGTGCTGCAGAAGTTCTACGACATCAACACGATGAAGACCAAGTACCGGGTCGACACGCTGTTCGGTGTCTGCAACAAGCAGCCCGAGATGACCGGCCTGATCCTGTTCTCGCAAGCCTGACGGCTAGGGCGGCTTCGGCCGCCCGCTCACCTCTTCGAAAGGAATCATCATGGCCTTCATCGGTCGTCTCGGCACCCAGGATGTCGTCGTTCCTGCGGGTCAATACCTCGCTGTCGCCTCTCTCGGCGGCGGCACGACGAAGCTCTACTACGGCAGCACGGCCACCAACCTGCCGCTGTCGTATCCCAGCACGCCCACGCAGACGCTTTCCGGTGGCGTTGCCACCTACGGCGCCTTCTCGGCTCAGACCACGGTTCGCATCGAGGCTGCCAGCGGCAGCGACGTGGAGTACCAGATCGGTTCCGCGCCGCAGTTGACCACGCCGAACGTCGGCGCAATGCCCACCATCGCCATGGGCGCCGGCCAGCACATCCAGGCATCGACCACCGATGCCATCACTGCGCATGCAGGCGGCGGCCAGGGCAGTGCGGTCCTGCTCACCAGCGACATCAATCGGATTACCACGGTCGGCAGCGCGAACGACTCGGTGAAGCTGCCGGTATCTGTGGTCGGCATGGAGATCACCGTCACGAACGCGGCAGCGGCCAACTCCATGAACGTCTTCCCGAATGACGGCGGCACCGGCTCGGAGACGATCAACGCCCTGAGCGCAAATGCGGCCTTCGCTGTGGCGGCAGGCAAGACGGCGGTCTTTTACTGCGCCAAAGCCGGGCAGTGGCATACCGTCCTGAGCGCCTGATCGGGAGCGCGTGATGCGAAACCCCTTCATGGTCTTCCAGGCGCCCGGCCCGCAGAAGATTCACGGGCACATGGTGACGTTCCAGATCGTGGACGAGTCGGAGGTTCAAGACCGGCTCGCCGCGGGCTGGTTCTCGACAGCCATCGAAGCGGGCGAAGCGTACCAGGCGGCCCAACGGGCCGAACAGGAGCAGGCGGAAGCAGCGGCAGACGACGCCGCTGCTGTCACCCGCGAGGAGGCTGTTCAGAAGCTGGAGCAGATGGGCGTGCAGTTTGACCGGCGCCTCGGCACCAAGAAGCTGTTGGCGCTGATCGAAGAGAAGTTGGCATGACTTCCAAGGCATCACTGATCGACGACGCCTTCGCGGAGCTGTCGCTTAGTGATGCTGCGGGGTTCGAGGTTGACCCCGACGAAAAGCAATACGCCCTGCGGCGCCTTGATCGCATGCTCGCGACATGGGCACGACTCGGGATCAATGTCGGTTATAACTTTTCTGGCGACATCAATAGCCAATCCGGGGTGCCGGACACCGCCGAAGAGACGATCGCCTGCAATCTCGCTCGGCGCCTCGCTCCGCGCTATGGAAAGCAACTCCGCCCCGAAACGCTGCAGATTGCCCGCGAGGGCTATGACGCGCTGTTTTGGGACTCGGCGCAGCCAATCGAGCAGCAGCTTCCTCACACGATGGCGCGCGGTGCTGGGAACAAGCCATGGCGAACCATCAACCGCGTGTTCATGCCGCAGCCCGACCCCAGCCAGTTGGGGAACACGGACGGCGGCGATCTCGACTTCGAAGGCTGACCCATGTCGGTGTCCATCCAGAACCTTCCGCAGAACACGCCTGTCTTAGGCGACCTTTTGCCCTTCTTCAGCAGTTCGGCCGGGCGTGACAGCTCCTGCTCGATCACGACCTTGGCAGGGTTGATCCTTGCGGGCCTGAGTTCTGCGGGGTTCGTCACGCAGTATTCGTCTCCGAACACCAGCCCGTACACAGTCACCGTAGCGCCCCCAACTCAGGGCGAATCAATGTGGCTGGCGCTCACGCCTACCGGCACGATTGCCAGCCTCACCGTCAACCTTCCCATCGGATCGGATGGACAGGAAGTGCTCGTGTCAACGACCCAAGCACTCACCTCCCTGACCGTTACGGGCGCGACTGTCGGCGCAAGCCCACAGCCGGTGAACGGCGCACCCACGACGATGGCCGCAAACGCCTTCTTCCGTCTTCGCTTCGATGGCGTCAGCAGCAGCTGGTATCGCGTCGGCTAGGAGTCCAAATGACCATTCACAGTAACTTCACGCCGAAGAACGGTTCGCGCCAGAACGTAACCGCGAGCAATACCAGCGCCGCCATCACGATTGGTGTCGGGTGCAAGACCCTGCGCGTGAAGAATAGCGGTGCGACCAACCCTGTCGCTGTTCGCACCGGCCTTGCCAGTGATGGCACGGTGACCGCTGACGCGAACAAGGACTTGAACCTGTATCCGGGCGAGGTGATCTATATCGCCAAACCACAGGATCACGACACGCTGGCCTATGTCTCAGCCTCCGGCACCACCTTGGAGGTGATCGCTGGCGAAGGCGGTATGGGCTCTGGCAGCTGATCGGATGCCATGCAGGTCAGCATCCTCAATGGCATCTATACCGATGCCGCGCCGGACCTGCGTTCG